GTGGAAAGATCTCAAAACCCGTGTAGTCTCGAACTCTGAGATCAATTCTGGGTTTTGGACATTGAAGGGGAATGAGGCGACATTTAGCACTGACCTGGCTACATCAGCGCCGCCAGCTCTACGAAGAATGACGGCAGGATCATAGTCCTGTAACATAGCGTCATGGTCATAGAAATACCTCACAATCGACGCGAACGCCCAATGGTTCTTCCAGTTCTCAAATTGCATAATCCAGCGGGTACGATCCATGAATGGACTCCATCCCTTTCGCAGTCGTTCGTATCCCAAGATACCTGGTAATGCCCGGTTCACGGCACGCACACCACGGCATAACCCATCTTTCATGTAATCCAGCGAGTGCCACCTTTGTAGATAGTGGGCGGACTTGTTGGATATAAACTGCTTATCTGGATTACTGGACAAGCCCAGCTCTTTTACAGCTCCACCCAATTGGCTGCCATCCATGTCGTTAGAGAAGACGAATACGCTGTCGTCTCCCAACACAGCGTACGACAACAGTTTTGAATGAAGCCGAAGGCCAGCGTACACACCAGCAATGAGATTGCCTATAGTGTCCCGTAAATTCGTGAACACTGATCCGCTTGGCTCTCCTCCCTTACGATGCGTGAGTTCGAGACCCCAAGGAACTACTATTGGAACCGTGTTCGAGATCTCCCCTATCAATCGCACGCGGGATGTCCCGGGCTCACTAAACCATGATCCTAGCACGTCATCAACCGCGTTGGCTAGATGAATGGAAAAGGAGCTATCAAAACCCGAGTAGTCCATAGATATAATCGTTCGGCCTCGGGCGGAGCGTAAGATGTTGGTGATCTCCTCATCAACATATACGTCACCCAACCAAGCAGCGAACCCCGGCAAACGTCTAAGGGCATCTAAAATTGGATATAATAAGGTAGCACCCAATATTGTCTCCGCATGGTCGAAACCCCAAACAACGCGCTGTTTCGTCTCATTCGGCCCAGCAGCCTGCCCGCGCCAGTAAAGGACACAAGGAAATATATCAGTAGGACTAACAACATGAGCTGCTCTCTCTAGATACGCCCCAGCATAAGCACGATCCCGCGTGAGCCACGGTAGCCTGAGCGACGTGTCTGAGGGCATCATTGAGAATGCTTGTTTGAAACCAGTTGCACGCAATGACCCAGCAGAAATTAAGGACTTCACGATCGACACCGCTTCTTGCAGTGTTGCCTCATCTGCATTGAAAGATTGGTACCCATATTTTAGGACATCCTCACGCCTATTCACGTAAGGTTCCATTAAGGAGATGGGTCCAAGTTTCTTCCTTTCATGCTCCTCAATCTGCTCGAACTCCGGGTACGGTATGGATCCCACTACCTCTTCGAGGTCTTGTGAGACGTCTTCACGACTGCGTTCTTCTTCAAATGGCGTGCGAAGATCCACAGCAAAACCGGACTCAGTGCGGTCAAGAGAGCGGACAAGGCGTTCAATACCCTCACGAGGTACTCCAGGGAGGGAGGAACTGAGTTCTGCGGCCCGCTCATCGTAACTGGACCCTCCTTGCGTTCGGTGTTTCACGGTCTTTTAGCACCGGTACTTTGCGTCGCCGAGGCCATTCCTAGCTTTCTCTCAGTTGCCAGGTCCCCACGACGCACCTCCTTCTTTTGATCCTTTCTTTTCTTGGTATTCCTCTTTTTCTTGCCCTTTTTCCGTAGAGGATTAACGTACTTGCTGGCCCCACCTCCACTACCGCCACCCTTCACCACAGGTGGGGGATTGGTGATGTAAATGGGGGATGGGGGAGTAAGCAGCGCGCCGGCACCACCCTTGGCTAACCCTGCTAACACAGAGTTCAACAAGGATGTGGAAGCGGGATCAAGCGTTAGCGTTTGACCACTGCTGGCTGGAGCAGAAACAATAGGAGCAGGGACCACCACTGGAGGTGGTGGTGCTGCAGCCTGCACAGTGGAGTACACGTTGGGATTCATCTTCCTCAATTGCTCCACGATGTTACCCGCCGCCGCCTTACCTGTAAGATAACCGGCACCTAGAGCAATGGCTGCTTTGGATAAGGTATCTGTGTGGCCCCGGATGAGATTGGCCCCAGCCACTAACGTAGCTGTGCCCACATATCCCTTCTCAAGATTGACGATGGCATCAGAAACGCCACCCCCAATACCCACTCTATTCAACAGAGCCCCAATGGGTGACATGGAAGCAGGAAGAACTCTATTGACATCGACTGGTCTGATGGGGTGTCTCACGCTCTCAGCTATGGCACCAGGGGCTTTCCAAGCCATACTGGTAAATGTGGACAACATGGGACCTGCGAATAACCCGGACTCACCAGTGCGCTTAATAAACTGGCCGATCCCGGATGGCGTGGCGTTGACCACACGTTCAACGGCACGATACGCCCCCGCAGCGCCGCGTCCCTCAGTACCCATGGGTTGAAGATACTTAGTGATCCATGACATGGGACTGTCAGGTAGATCCTCCACGGCTTGCTCTGCCGTCCACGCCGCTGAGCGTAAATCCTCAGCGGCTGCCCGAGCTGTACTTGCGTTTTCCGGTGTAAGTACTCCCCTCTGTTGCGCAATCAAGATCTGTGCATTGACATGCTGCGCCGCTTGAGCGGAAGCAGTACCAGATGGCACCTCAGTTGGTGTATTAGGCAGATCCGTAACGGGTGGTTGCCCTTCATCTGGAACCTCGATGGTTTCTGGCCCATTCTGGCCAAAGATGGTCACTATCACTGTTGACCTCCTATCACCCCCT